TGCAAGCTGCACGCCGGGGCGGCGTATTACAATGACTGGAGTACCCTTGCTCAGACTTCCGTGTTGAAGTAGCGCTTCAGCAGGCCCTCGAAGCCGCGGCCATGACGAGCCTCATCCTTTGCCATCTCGTGGACGGTGTCGTGGATAGCGTCGAGGTTCAGAGCCTTAGCCTTCTTGGCCAGGTCCATCTTGCCGGAGCAGGCGCCGCACTCGGCCTCTGCGCGCATCATCAGGTTCTTCTTGGTGCTGTCGGTGACGACCTCGCCCAGCAGCTCGGCGAAACGAGAAGCATGGTCTGCCTCCTCGTAGGCATAGCGCTTGTAAGCCTCGGCGATCTCGGGGTAGCCCTCACGCTCGGCCACACGGGCCATTGCCAGATACATGCCGACCTCGCTGCACTCGCCCTCGAAGTTGGCGCGCAGACCATCGACGATCTCCTGAGGAACGCCCTCAGCCTTGCCGATGCCCACAACGTGCTCGGTGACGTAGGTGTTGCCGGTCTTCTCGACGAATGCGGAAGCGGGAGCCTTGCAGACGGGGCACTGCTCGGGGATGGTGCCTTCAGCGATGTAGCCACAGACGGTGCAAACGTACTTCTTCATAAGATTTATCCTCCATTTGGTTTGTTGTTTTTTTAGGGGTCTGCTCTGGTACAGCAGATCTTGTTCCTGACTCTATTATAGCCAATGATTCCTGGTTAGTCAAGGCTGATTTTAAGAATTATTCTCATTTATTTTGAAGTCTCGCACCTTGCTTAAAGAACATTTCAAAAAGCTGTCACTTCTGCCGAAGAAGGGGCTTCCCTGTCGAGGTCAGACCTGCAGATTGCCGCTGGAAGGAGCACCGGCACCATCGGCAGAGTCGAACTCGTAATCGTTGCCGGGGAGGACGGCGTTGAGCAGGATGCCCACGATAGCAGCGATGGCCAGACCGGACAGGTTGATGGACACACCGGCGACCGCGAAGGTCAGGCCGCCCACCGAGTTGAAGCCCAGAGCAGACACCAGAATGACAGCGGCGATGATGAGGTTGCGGCTGTTGGTGAAGTCCACCCGGTTCTCGACCACGTTGCGGACACCGATGGCGGAGATCATGCCGTAGAGCACGAAGCTGATACCGCCGATGATGCCGGTGGGGATGGTGTTGATGACGGCCTCAAACTTGGGGCTGAAGCTCAGGATGAGGGCCAGCACAGCGGCGATGCGGATGACGAGGGGGTCGTAAATTTTGCTCAGCGCGAGGACGCCGGTGTTCTCGCCGTAGGTGGTGTTGGCCGGGCCGCCCAGCAGACCGGCCAGAGTGGTGGCGAGGCCATCGCCCATCAGGGTGCGGTTCAGGCCAGGGTCGTTGATGTAGTTGTGGCCGACGGTGGCGCTGATGGCGGCAATGTCACCGATGTGCTCCATCATGGTAGCCAGCGCGATGGGGATGATGGTGAACAGGGCGCTGATGAACTCGGGGCTGCCGTCGATGGCAAAGAGGCCCATGGCTTCCTTGTGGAGAGGGATGCCGAACCATGCGGCGGAGGCGATGCGCTCAAAGTCCACGGCACCGGTCACAAGGGCCACTGCGTAGGAGACGAGAACGCCGATCAGGATGGGCAGGATCTTGACCATGCCCTTGCCCCAGATGTTGCAGACGATGACCGTACCCAGAGCCACAAAGGCCAGCAGCCAGTTTGCCTGACAGTTGCTGATGGCCGAGGGGGCGAGGATAAGGCCGATGGCGATGATGATGGGGCCTGTGACCACCGGCGGGAAGAAGCGCATGATGCGCCGGATGCCGAAGGTGGAGATGAGCAGGCTGACGGCCAGATAGACCAGACCCGAGAAGGCCACGCCTGCGCAGGCGTAGGGCAGCATCCGGGTGTTGGCGATGGTCAGATTGCCGTCGGCGTCGGCCAGCATGGGGGCCACGATGGAGAAGCCGCCCAGATAGGCAAAGGACGAGCCGAGGAAGGCCGGGACCTTGCCCTTGGTGATGAAGTGGAACAGCAGCGTACCCAGACCTGCGCAGAGCAGGGTGGTCGAAACGCTCAGACCGGTGAGCAGGGGGACCAGCACGGTGGCACCGAACATGGCGAACATGTGCTGGACGCCCAGGATCAGCATCCGCCCGGCACCCAGCTGGCGGGCGTCGTAAATGCCCTTGGAGTAATCAATATTCTGACTCATTATTTCCTCCTTCTATCTGCGGCCCAAAAAAAGAGGCACTGCCGCGGGAAAGCGGCAATGCCTCAAAAATCGGGACCAAATCGGAAACGGAAAATACAGCCGATGCGTGCAAAGGACGATTTCTTTTTCAGCATCCCGCTCTCCCCTTTCCTTTCATTCTTCGGCATAGTATAGCATAAAAGAAGGACGCTGACAACCTTTTTCCTGTATTTCGCGGCGATTTTCTGTCGGCGGAGGCTGTACGGCCTTGAAATATGCCGCATTCCGCACTATAATATAACCTATTGCCGCAGTTGGTCACTGGGCCGGCGGCATCCGAAACGACAGCAGTTGTACCACTTATTATAGAAGGACACTTATGATATATCTGGATTATTCGGCCAACACCCCCGCAGACTCCCGGGTGCTGGAGCGTTTTTGTGAGGTAGAGCGCAGCTGCCCCGGCAACGCGAACTCCCGCCATCAGGCAGGCCGGGACGCAAAACGGGTCATTGACCACGCCACCCAGAGCATCGCGGGGCTGCTGGGCGCACAGCCCGCCGAGGTCATCTACACCTCGGGAGCCAGCGAGGCCAACAACTTCGCCCTCAAGGGGCTGGCAAAGCTCTCCCGCCATCTGGGCAGGCACATCATCTCCACCCCGCTGGAACACTCCTCCGTCAGCGGCACCCTGACCGCTCTGCAGGAGCAGGGCTATGAAATCGACCTCGTGGACATCAGGCGGGACGGCACCATCGACCTCGAGCACCTGAAAGAGCTTCTCCGCCCCGACACCATCGCTGTGGCGGTGACGCTGGTGGACAGTGAGCTGGGCGTCGTGCAGCCGGTGAAAGAAATTTCGGAAATTTTGCAGGCATGGCCCAACTGCCATCTGCACGTAGACGCCACCCAGGCCGTGGGCAAGATCCCCGTCTCCTTCGAGGGCGTGGACACCATGAGCCTGACGGCCCACAAGTTCTACGGCCTGAACGGCATCGGCCTGCTGCTCAAGCGGCGGCGGCTGGCTCTCGAGCCTCTCATCCACGGCGGCGAAAGCACCACCATCTACCGCAGCGGCACCCCTACAGTGGCTCTGGCGGCTTCCCTCGAGACGGCTCTGAACTCTGCGGTAAATGAGCTGCCGGAGCGTTCTGCCCGGGTGAAAGAGGCAAACCTGTATCTCCGCACCGCTCTGAGCAAGTACCCAAAGGTCCGCATCAACAGCCCGGAGAGTGCCATCCCCCACATTCTGAACCTGAGCGTTGAGAACGTCAAAGGCACCGTGTTCCAGCGGGAGCTGGACGCGGAGGGCGTCTGTGTCTCGGTCAAGTCGGCCTGCTCGTCGGACGGCCTGCCCTCCCGGGCGGTGTTCGCCGTCAGCCGCGACCGGAAGAACGCCCTCTCCTCGTGGCGCATCAGTCTGAGCCACCTGACCACGCAGGAGGAGCTGGACGGCTTTCTCCGCGCCTTTGACGCCTGCTGCACCCGGCTGACCCAGCTGTGAGAAAAAGAAAGGACAGAGCCATGAAACGCGAAATGGAACCTTACCAGCTCATTGAGCGGAGCATCATCAAAAAATACCGCAAGGAGCTGTGGACCCCCTTCATCGTAGCGGTCAAGCGCTACGAGCTCATCAAGGCCGGGGACAAGATCGCCGTCTGCATCTCGGGCGGCAAAGACTCGATGCTGATGGCAAAGCTGATGCAGGAGCTTCAGCGCCACAGCGATGTGCCCTTCGAGCTGGTCTTCCTCGTGATGGACCCCGGCTACAACGAGATAAACCGCCAGAAGATCGAGTCCAACGCCGAGCTGCTCCACATCCCTGTGACCATCTTCGAAAGCAACATCTTCTCTGTGGCCAACAACACCGACAAGAACCCCTGCTATCTCTGCGCCCGGATGCGCCGCGGCCACCTCTACAGCAAGGCCAAGGAGCTGGGCTGCAATAAAATCGCACTGGGCCACCACTTCAACGACGTCATCGAGACGACCGTTATGAGTATGTTCTACGGCTCCCAGCTGCAGGCCATGCCGCCCATGCTCCACAGCACCAGCTTCCCCGGCATGACCCTCATCCGCCCGATGTACTGCATCCGCGAGGAAGATATTCTGGCGTGGAAGCGCTACAATGAGCTGGAATTCATCCAGTGCGCCTGCCGCTTTACCGAAAACTGCACCATGTGCGACAACGGCGGCGGCGGCTCCAAGCGGCAGGAGACGAAAATCCTGCTCCGCCGCCTCAAGCGGGATAACCCCAACATTGAGAACAGCATCTTCCGCAGCATCCACGCAGTGGCGCTGGATACCATGCCTGGCTACAAGTCCGAGGGTGTGGAGCACAGCTTCCTCGAGCGGTTCCATGCGCAGGAGGAAGCGTTCAACGAAGAGTAATAAAATACCCCCTTGGACGAGTCATATACCGGTTGGTGGTATCATTTCCTTCCCGTTTTATCGCAAGTCAGGAAAATAACGCAGCCTTCTCCGCCAGCACCCGGCCGACTTGTTTCTCCCCCTTTTTTGCGCCACCTCTTGAGCCACCTTTTTGTAAAACTTTCCAGGAAATTAGGGCAATCAGCGCCCACATCCCCCTCGAAAGGCATTTTCGCAGACAAACAAAAATCCCCGAAAAGTCAGGCGTGAAGCCGCTTTTCGGGGATTTTACTTTGGAGCTACTGATCCGATTCGAACGGACGACCTGCTCATTACGAGCTATAAAAGGGACTTTTAACGTGTTGTGTCGTGTTGTTTCATTGTCAAATAAATTGCGTGATGCAATCATTTTATTCGTCTGATTCTGTATCGTGCAATCTCGTTAATTACTTCGATTTTTCGAGGATGTTGCGGTTTTTGTTGCGGTCAAGTTGCGGTTTTTAAGCATCCTGTTTATAGGATGAATATGAGTCATCAAGAGACGCAACGAAGCAGCATTAAATTCAAGCCTTTCTCTTTTCTGGCTGCTTCAAGGCTTCTCTTACGGTCTGACCGACCCGACGGATGCTATCCTCATTGGCATGAGCGTACATCCGCAGCGTGGTGCTGCTGTCAGAGTGTCCCAGCCGTGCGGCGACGCTTACCACGTCGGCACCGTTGGTGATGGCAAGGCTGGCGGACGTGTGGCGCAGCTTGTGCGGGTGGAAGTGCTCTATCCCATACCGTTTGCCAAATCGCTGGAAGTAACGAGTTGGAGTGTCTGGGTGCATAGGCTCCGGGCTGTCGTCCTGCGTAAACACCCAGCGCACCGTTACCAGCTGACTCTGCCGCAGCTCCTGCAAAAGCGCGGCCACATCAGACGAGATGTCTACAACGCGGGTCTTGCCGTTTTTGGGCAGGGTCTCGTACACGCCCCGCTCGGAGGTGTACTGTAGATTCCTCTCGATGGTGATCGTGTTGGTATCAAAATCCACCGACTGCCATTGCAGCCCGCAGGCCTCGCCCCGGCGGCAGCCCGTATCGATAAGCAGCAGGATAAACGCCCGCCACTTGAGCGCCTCGCCATCCAGACAGCGCAGAATATACCGCGTCTCCTCTGCAGTAAAAGCCTTGTGCTCTGTAGGAAGGGCTGCATCCTTCGACTTCCGGGGGCGCGGCACCTTGTCCATTGGATTCCGGTCTATCGTATCATCCAGCAAGGCAGCCTTAAACAGGTTATGTAGTACAGCATACACCTTTGTCACGCTGGCGAAGGCAAGCTCCTCTGACAGACTGGAAAGTAACGCCTTTATCATGGCCGGGGTGATCTCCGGCAGCAGCACATGGCCCAGAGCCGGAAAGACATGCTGCTCCAACAGCTGGGTATAACTGGCCCGGGTCTTTTCCGCCAGCGTGGCGGCTTTCTCTGGCAGATAGACGGCTTCAGCATATTGCCGGAAGGTTTTGATTTTGGCCGCCTCTACGGCTTCCGCAGCGGCCTTTTGCGCAGTCTCTTCACGGGTCAGCACTTCCCCATCCGCCAACTGCTGCTCCAATTCAGCGGCGAATTTCTGTAGCTCCCGCTGAATGGTGCGCTTGCTCCATGTCGGCTCTGGGCGGAAGGTGCGCCAGACACGCCGCCCTCGCCCATTGCTGACCTGCACCTCGTAGATGCGGTTTCCGTTTTTGTCAAGTTTCTCCTTGAAACTCGCCATAAAAATACACCTCCATATGGGTACACTTTGACAAGCCCGCCCAAAAGAGGTATAATCGCAATGTCGAGTGTGCGATGCCCTCTTCTGGGTGAGCCGCTTATCTTAACTCCCTCGGTGTTGGTAGCACCGGGGGAGTTTTTGTTTATACTACCTTTTCGAAGACCATTGTGGCCTGAATTCGGTCGCCACCCATCAGACCCTTACTGCCGCCGTTTGCGGTAGTGATCGTATGGAGCCGATAGCCTTTGGCGGCCTGCTGGTTAATGACATTCTCCAGCTCCGTCAGATTTCCAGAGCCGGTACCGATGAACTTTTCCTTCAGGGTGACTTGAAGGACCACATACTGGTACGAATTACCAGATGCGGTAGAGTAAGAAGATTCTTTCTGAATTGTGTCCATGAAACCCATGATAATTTCCTCCTGTTTTTTATATATCCCGGCAGAGCCCCACGGCCTTGCCTTCGATCACTACGTTGTTCATGTCCTCCCGGCTGAGAATGATACTGTTGAAAGCCGGATTCTCCGGTCGCAGCTCGATGAAGCTGTCGTGGAGGTAAACGTGCTTCAGGGTGGCCTCGCCATCAATGCGTACTGCTGCGATCTCGCCGTTTTCCACCTCTGGCTGGCTGCGAATCGCCACCAGATCACCATCGTGGATGCGGGGTTCCATGCTGTCACCCTTGCAGGTCAGTGTAAAGGTGGAATGCCACTTGGACGGTACACAGACTATGCGCTCTACATTTTCTTCCGCCGTAATGGGCGTGCCGCAGGCAATCCGGCCTACCAGCGGCACCCAGTCCATCTCCGGCATGGGCTGGAAACCGGGAGGGACCGTCTCAGCATCCCTTTTTGCCTGCAGTCGTAATGCTTCTTTGATGTTTCCGGCTTTCTCCAGAATGTCCTGATCAATCTCGTTCACCACATCCAAAGTATGCTCATCAATGCGTTCGTTACTTTTTCCAAGCATGTAGTCAATGGATGTATTGTAAAAATTGGCAAGGTCGATCAGTGTCTCGGAATTCGGTTGCCGGACGCCTTTCTCGTAATTGACATACGTCGTATAAGGCATCCCGAGCTGTTCCGCTGCCTGCTTCATGCTGATGCCGCGTTCTTTTCGGAGTTCAGGGATTCGGTTCATAATCGTTACCTCCTTCTTCCCTATGTATATTATATTACACGTTTTGAGTAAATAGTCAATCGAAATACCCAAATTGGGCAGTATCCACAAAAACCTACTGTTCAATTTGGGTATTGTTTTACTTTACATTTACTCATTTTGGGTATATCATAATTACAGTTACTCAAAGCGAGTAACAAGTTACACGAAAGGAGTTCTTTGAATTGCTCTATCCGAATATCAACGCAGAACGAAGCCGCCGCAAACTTACCATTGAGGAGTTTGCAAAGGCGCTGGGAGTCACCCGCAAGACCGTTTACAACTGGATGGTTCATGGCAACATCCCCCAATCCAAGCTGGAAAAAATGGCAGAAATGTTTGACTGCTCCATTGATTATCTGCTCCAGCGCAGCATCTGACACAAGGAGGCACAAAACCACATGAACGACTTACAGATCTTCTCCAACCCTGAGTTCGGGCAGGTGCGCACCGTCGAGCTTGATGGAAGGAGGTGAAGAAGATGAAAATTGAAATCACTGGCGAGCCCAAAGAAATTGCCGCTCTTGTACTGGCGGTACAGGAGCGGCAGTCTCAGGAGCAGGAGCAGCAGCACCAGATCTTTTGCCAATTTGCAAGAGACCCTGCCCCTGTTTCCGACAAGGCACCGGACAATGAGTTTATGCTCAAACGTGACGGAGTTGAACTGCAACGCTACATGGGTTCAGAGATCGGCAATATCCTTCATTTAATGAATTTGACCGAAGACGAACTCAAGAAGAAGTTTCTGGCTGCCATTTCCATAGCTGGCATCGCATTAGTAATCAGCCTTATTATCCTTGCCACATCGTGAAAATGGAAACGAGCAGGCTCACCACTGATATGACGATTGCCAGATTTGCACGTCTTTCGGTTCGGACTGAGTGTTTATGGTCAGTCAATGCCACTCGACCACCAGCTCCTATCGAGTAAAAATACGTAACATCCCCAAACATTCTGTCCAGTTCTCGTACTTCCGGGTCATCACTTTCCCCTTTAAGTACCATTTCGTGTTTTTCCATCCACTGCAATGTATCGAAATCGGCTGGAATCCCGTCCTTGCGCATCTCATCAATCGAAAACCGCTTGTCAGGATGCTCACTCAGAAATTCCAGAACCTTCAGCGTTTTTACGTCCAGCATTTCTAACACTCCCTTCCGCCCAAGTATACCGCAGGAGGGAGCCACCCACAAGGAGGTCAAAACCTTGAACGACATTATCTTATCCACCCAGAACGGCGAACCCGTGGCATCCAGCCGGGAGGTCGACAAGCGCTTCGGCAAGGAGCACAAGCACGTTCTGGCGGCCATTCGTCAAATTTTAGCAGCCGAAAATTCGGCCACTAAATTCTTCCATGAGACCGCATTTGAGTATCGCGGCCAGCGCTTCCCCGAGTACCTCATGAACCGCGACGGTTTCGCCCTGCTGGCAATGGGCTTCACGGGCAAAGAGGCCGTAACGTGGAAGCTCAAGTACATCGAAGCCTTCAACCAGATGGAGAAGCAGCTTGCCGCCCAGCACAAGGACCAGCAGGCCGTGCAGGACGAGAACATCCAGCGGGCCATTGACCAGGTCATCGCCGCCCGGAAGCGTCTGGACGAGCAGACCGCTTTTCTGGACAAGCGCCGTGAAGCCCGCGACAAAAGCAAAGCCCTGTATTTGAGAGTCAAAGCACTTTGCAGTCAAACCAAAGCCGGATACAGCGAAGACTGTGACATCGTCCGGACAATGGAAACCGTCGTGCGCAGCTCTCAGGAGTTTCTGAACAGCGCCGTTGACCAGCTGACCATCGTTGCAAAAGGCTACCCGGCCTATCTCGCCCTGATGAACGATATTCTGGCAGATGCCATTGAGAAAAAGGAGTGAACACCATGAGGAAGCATACTCCTCCCGTCCCCTCTACCCCGTTCATGAATGTCCGCGATGCTGCCCGGGCCACCGGGCTTTCGGAATACTACCTGCGCAAAGAGCTCGATAAAGGCACCATTCCTCACCTCAAGAGTGGCCGGTGCATCATGATCAACGTCCCCGCCCTGCTGGTGCAGCTGGGTGTGCCGCAGAAATAAAAAGGAGGCATCCGCATGAGAATCAAATCTGGCGTCTTTTACTGGCTGGCGGTGGCCAGCGGTGCCGTCGGGATGCTGTACGCACTTGGCTTTGCAGGCAGCATCGAAGCCATCGGGGTCATCTCCGGCACCGACTTCATCACCGCGATGGTGCTGCTGTTGCTGGCACTGTTCTTTGCCCGGCTGGGCGACCATGCCGCAGAGCGCGAGGCTCAGCGCCGCAAGTACATCGACCGCCGCCACGCCCGCCCCGAAGAGCCGGAGTACCGGCAGAACCGGAGGGACGCATGAACGCAAAAAAGCCCGTCGGTGCTGGAACACCGGCGAGCCTGCAAAGGGATGATGGTTTGAACGCCCATCACCCCGAAGAATAACACACTTTGGAGGTTTTAGCAAGAGATGAAAGGTATTCTTATCGAGCCGGGCAAAGACCCGGTCGTGACTACTCTGCCGGACACGCTGCAGGGCATGGAAGCGCTTTTGCAGTGTCCCTGCGAGCAGAAAGTTCTGCCCCGCACCCCGGCGGTGCTGGTGTACGCTATCTACGGCAAGAGCCTGAACCGTACTTATCGCGGCCAACCAATCTATGGCACTATCCTCTGCTACGGCTGGCGAAATAACCGCTTCCAGCCCCTGAACAAAGACCTGCAGGCCGAGATGCTGGACCGCCTGAAGGACACGGAGGTGAGAGTGTGACTGCCTATATCTGCAAATGCGGACGGCGAGTAAAGAAATCCACCGATGCCAGTACCACTGGCAACCGCCTATCCGGCTATGCACCCGGCCATGAGTGCTGGGGATGCCCCTACGCCATGCCATACGGAAACTATCAATGGGATGAAAGTGCTAGAACTGTCAGCCGGGAGACTCAGGGCTACGAATGCCGGATGAGTAAGACCCTCACCTATGCGTCAGAGTTCGCTGGCTCTATCAAGGATAAATGCACTTGTCGAGTGCATAGTCTGGACTTCGACTTTCTGTCTCAGGTCTCCTCCTGGATCAAAGACACTTATCCAGACAGAGAGATTTTTGGCTCGTTTTCCAAAGATATTCGTGCATCGGACTATGGATCTGATGGCCGTTACTGCCTGACTATCACCTGCACCCAGAATCTGAAAGGCGTTGCCGCAAAAAGAGAGCTGCTTGATCAGTTCTTTACTCCGAATGGTAGCCGCAAGGACATGACACCGCAGCAGGAAATGGAAAAGATTCTTGCTGACATCAAAAAAGCAAAGGAGATTTTCTCATGTACACCTGCCCAGAATGCGGATGCTGCTGCGACCATGACAAGCCCTGCTGCCAGCAGTTCGGCGGCGGCAACACCGACCACCTCGGCGGGCGAGGCGGCTGCAAAAGGCTTGACCCCCGCGCTGTCCCCGCAGAGCAGCGCATCGGCCCCTGTTGTTCCTGCGGAGACTTCTTTTGCATCCGCAGCTGTCCCTACCTTTGACTTCTCGGCTCTGGGTGATTTGTCCCAGCAGGCCACCGAAGCAGACCAGCAGTTCGACCTGCACTATGGCGCGGCGCAGGACGAATACCTGATCTCCTGCATCTACCTCGCCCGCATCCACGCTCTGACTGCCAAGGCGGGCCGGTATGGCGGCGGTACATGGACAAAGTGGTATGAGAGCAAGGGACTCAGCGAAGGCAGCGCCCGCACGATGGTCAAAAACGGTGACGCTTTTAATTCCGCAACAGTTGACGGAAGGTTGGGACTGCCCCTCGGTGGACTGCGTCGTCGTGCTGCGGCCCACGAAGGTGCGCAGCCTCTACAGCCAGATGGTGGGACGCGGCACCCGCCTCTCCCCGGGCAAGAAAGACCTGCTGCTCCTCGATTTCCTCTGGATGACCGACAAGCACGAGCTCTGCCGCCCCGCCGACCTCGTCTGTGAGGACCGGGCCGTGGCCCGGCAGATGACCGACAATCTGGCCGAGAGCGGCGGGCCGCAGGATATTGAGGACGCCGCCGCACAGGCCAGCGAGGATGTGGTGGCCCAGCGCGAAGAGGCGCTTGCCAAGCAGCTGGAAGAACAGCGCCGCAAAAAGGCGAAGCTGGTTGACCCGCTGCAATACGAGATGAGCATTCAGGCCGAAGACCTTTCCGGCTATGTGCCGGCCTTTGGCTGGGAAGCCGGCCCGCCCAGCGCAAAGCAGACCGCCGCCCTCGAGAAGCTGGGCATCCTGCCGGACGCCGTGGAGTCTGCAGGCAAAGCGGCCCTCCTGCTCGACCGTCTCAGCAAGCGCCGGGACGAGGGCCTGACCACCCCCAAGCAGATACGCTGCCTGGAGAAATACGGCTTCCAGCACGTCGGCACGTGGAGCTTCGAGTCCGCACGGCAGATGATAGACCGCATTGCCGCCGGCGGCTGGCGGGGCGCGCCGAAGGGCGTTGACCCCAAGAACTATATCCCGTCTGCTGAGCCGGTCATCGCAGATGATATGTTACTATGGTAATGCGAATGGAACATGAAAATGACATCAAAGAAGCGCTGGACTTCGTCTCCCCGTCCGCCCTGACCTATGAAGAATGGCTCATGGTGGGCATGGGCCTGAAAGAAGCCGGTCTGCCCGTCGCCGTGTGGGAGCAGTGGAGCGCCCGGGACGGCGGGCGGTATCACAAGGGCGAGTGCATCAAAAAATGGGAGAGCTTCCACGGCAGCTCGAAGCCCATCACCCAGAGCAGCATCTTCCAGCTGGCCTATGAGCACGGCTGGTCCGGCCCTGCAGGCCGTGCGCTGGACTGGGGCGATGAGCTGACCGTCGGCCCGCAGCAGCCCGCACTGGTAGACCCCCGCTGGGTCGAAGAGCAGGAGCTTCACCTTCCCGACACATGGGAGCCTGCCCAGCAGCTCAAACGCTACCTGCAGGCCCTCTTCGAGCCGGACGAGTATGTGGCCTATGTCACCGAGAGCTTCATGGCCGCCGACCGCCGACGCCCGGCGAAAGGCTGCTGGGACAGAACTGCCGGGCAGCTCATCGAAGAGCTGGACGCCTGCGGCGACGACGTCGGCAAGGTCATGGGCGACTGCGACCCGGAAATCGGTGCATGGATCTGCTTCAACCCGGTGGACGGCACAGGCCGGAAGGATGCCAATGTCACCAGCTTCCGCTACGCCCTCGTGGAGTGCGACAACATGGAGCTCGGCAAGCAGCTGGCCGCCATCCACCAGATGGAGCTGCCCTGCGCCGCGCTGGTCTACTCCGGCGGCAAGAGCATCCACGCCATCGTCCGGGTCAATGCGCCGGATTATGCCGAATACCGCAAGCGGGTCGATCACCTCTACGCCACCTGCCAGAAGAACGGCCTGACCCTCGACCAGCAGAACCGCAACCCTTCCCGCCTCTCCCGGATGCCCGGCATCCTGCGGGCGGGGCAGAAACAGGCCCTGCTTGAAACGAACGTCGGCAAAAGCTGCTGGGAGGACTGGCGGGACTGGGTGGAGGCCTGCACCGACGACCTGCCCGACACCGAATGTCTGGCCGACGACTGGGACGACCTGCCCCCGCTGGCCGATGCCCTCATCTCCGGCGTACTGCGCCAAGGCCACAAGATGCTGCTGGCAGGCCCCTCCAAGGCGGGCAAGAGCTTCGCCCTCATCGAGCTGTGCATCGCCATCGCCGAGGGTAAGACGTGGCTGGGCCGCTTCTCCTGTGCGCAGGGGCGTGTACTTTATATCAATCTGGAACTTGATAGGCCGTCCTGCCTGCACCGCTTCAAGGACGTCTATACCGCGATGGGCCTTGCGCCGGACAATCTGCGGAACATCGACATCTGGAACCTGCGCGGCGCGTCTGTCCCCATGGACAAGCTTGCCCCCAAGCTCATCCGCCGGGCTGGCAAAAAGGGCTATACTGCCGTCATCCTCGACCCTATTTATAAGGTCATCACCGGCGACGAGAACAGCGCCGACCAGATGGCGAAATTCTGCAACCAGTTCGATGTGGTCTGCCGCGCGCTGGACTGCGCCGTCATCTACTGCCACCATCATTCCAAGGGCGCGCAGGGCGGCAAGCGCAGCATGGACAGAGCATCCGGATCCGGCGTGTTTGCCCGCGACCCGGATGCCATGCTGGACATGACTGAGCTGACCATCACCGACGCCATCCGGGAGCAGCTGCACAACAAGGCCGCCTGCCGGGTCATCAAAGCGATGCTGGATAAGCGCGGCCACGCGGACGCCTACGGCCCGGATGACGCCCTCAGCAAGAGCCGGATGCTCACCATCGCCAAAGAGAAGCTTGGCCTCGCCGACCTGCGGGCCATCGACGCCGAAGTGGCTGCGGCTCAGAAGAAAGCCGACAGCATGACTGCCTGGCGCATCGAAGGCACTCTCCGCGAGTTTGCAAGCTTTGCGCCGGTCAACCTCTGGTTCGACTATCCGGTGCATAAGCTGGACAGCGGGCTTCTGGAAGATCTGCAGCCGGACAGCGACTTCCGCACGCTGGGTGCAAAGGGTGCGAGCCGCCGCTGGGGTGACAAGGCCAAGCAGTCCAAGGACAGGAAGGCCGAGCTGGACACCGCTTTTGAAGCCTGCATGATGGACGGTGAGGTCACAGTCTACAGCCTCGGCGAGTATATGGATCTGAAGCCCCGCACCGTCAAGAACCGTCTGAAAGAAGACGGGCGCTTCTGGATCGACGGCGAGAAGGTCGGCCGCAAGGAGCCCGGCAGCAAAGGTTAAACACTCTGTTATATCTGCAATTACATTTTGTTGTAAAAATGCAGTGATAGCCGCTATTTTGCACGACAGCAAAAACTGCAAAATTGCAGAAATAGCCGCTATGACTGCAACATTTGCAGTGCAAAATAGCCTATATATAATAGCATGACTGCACTGCAATGTGTGATGGGGTATCCCAGAGGATGGGGCGACCACAGCCCCCATCCTCCGGGGACCCTCCCCATCACGTTGGCCGCCAACATAAAAAAGAAAACGAGGTACGAAATGACCACACAGTTTTTTATCCCCATGCGTCCGCCCACCACTACCCATAACGCCAAAGAGCTTCATGCCTACATGAAGGGCGGCAAGCCCTGCGCCGTGCTGCATGACAGCTCTGAACTGAAAGCTGCCCGTGCCAAGCTCCACGCCTACCTTGCGCCCCACGCCCCTGAGCAGCCCATCCCGACCGGCCGCCCGGTGCGTCTGCTGGTCAAGTGGATGTTCCCCGCCGAGGGCCGTCCGGACGGCAGCTGGCGCACTTCCAAGCCCGACACTGACAATCTGGAAAAAGCCCTCAAGGACGAGATGACCCGCCTGCACTTCTGGCACGACGACGCCCAGGTGTGCAGCGAGATCGTCGAGAAGTTCTGGGCCGACATCTGCGGCGTGTTCGTGCAGGTGGAGGAGCTGGCATGACCTACGAGGAAAAGATAAGCTGGCTCTCCCGCTATCGGGAAGCCGAAAAGCTCTATCAGCGGCTCTCCTACCGGCTGGCAGAGGCGCAGGAAGCCACCCGGCACATCACCCAGAACCTCAGCGCCGCGCCGGGCGGCAGCAAGGATGGGCAGAGCCTCGCCCGGGCAGTGGAGCGTCAGGAAGAGGCCGAGCGCCGCGCCTACGCACAGCTGGCAGTTCTTGATGCCTTGTTTGCGGAGATCGATGCCGTGCTTGTGCAGCTGGACTCCGCCGAATACTGCGCTCTTCGCAAATACTATCTGGACTGCCTGAAATGGGAGCAGGTAGCCGCAGACATGAATTTCACTTCCCGTGGCATTTTCGCCCTGCGCCGCCGGGCCATTGAACACCTGAAGCTCTGAAACTGTGCAGTATCCGTTCATTGTGCATTCACTCTCTTCCGGTGTAAAATGATACCATCGGCAGAGCCGGAAAGGCCACCCGATACACGCAGCCTCCGCACCATGTCCTCCTTGACGATTGACCGCATGGTGTGCGGGCTGCTTCTATTATGCCGCCTGAGCGCAATTTGGTGCGCGGCGCGTGTGACCAGACACGGCTGGTTCGATTCCAAGGGCGGCACCATGACGCTGCGCCCCGCCGCAGCAACCGCCTGACGCATGGCCTGCAAAACCGCTTGGGGCTGGCGTGCCGGATGGGAGTCCCTCCTTCTCCCCGTGAGAGTCCGGCACACCACCGGAGGCCCCGGAATCCGCAGTGGGTTCAAGGATACCCCACCGGATGTGCGTCAATCACCCTGCACAGAAATGTGCGGGGATTTTTTATGCAAGAGAGGTGGTAAGGATGACCGACAAGCAGGAGCGTTTCTGCGAGGAATACATGATAGATCTGAACGCGACCCAAGCGGCCATCCGCGCCGGATACAGCCCCAAAACCGCGAATGAGCAAGGCTCGCAGCTCTTAGCAAAGCTTAGCATTCAAAACCGTATCGCCCAGCTTCAGGCTGAGCAGAGCCGTCGCACCGGCGTGTCTGCCGACCGGGTGGTGCGTGAGCTGGCAAAGATTGCCTTCGTCAACGCCGCTGACCTCATCGACCCCAAGACCGCCTCTCTCAAATCCGATGTCAGCCACGATGACCTTGCCGCTGTGCAGTCAGTCAAGGTCAAGACGTTCGGCGAGGATGGGCTTGAGCAGGAAGTGAAGCTGGCCGACAAGCTCCGCGCGCTCGACCTGCTGGGCAAACACCTCGGGATGTTCAACGGCGCGTCTGGCGATACCTCCGATCAGCTGGCCGAAGCACGCAAGCTCTTGGGAGGGATGGACAGTGTTATCGACTAAACAGAAAGAATATCTCACTTCCTGCTCCCACCGCTGGAATCTGAAAGTCGGAGCCACTGGTTCCGGCAAGAGCTGGCTGGACTATGCCGTGGTCATTCCCCAGCGCCTTCTGGCCCTGCGGGGCGAGGGGGCGGCCGTCATGCTGGGCAACACGCAAGGGACCCTCAGCCGGAATGTTCTGGACCCCATGCTGGAGATCTGGGGAGAGGCCCTTGTGGGGACCATCAGCAGCGACAACACGGCTCGGCTGTTTGGCCGCCGGGTGCACATTCTGGGTGCGGACAGCAAAAAGCACGTTGCCCGTATTCAGGGCATGACCATCGAATACGGCTACGGCGACGAGATGACGACTTGGGATGAAGACGTGTTCCAGATGCTCAAGAGCCGCCTGTCCTGCCCCCACAGCCACTTCGACGGAACCTGCAATCCGGAAAGCCCCTCCCACTGGTTCAAGAAATTCCTCGACAGCGACGCGGACATCTACTGCCAGGCGTACACCATCGACGACAATCCGACTCTTCCGGCCCAGTTCGTGGCCGACCTGAAAAAAGAGTATACCGGCACCGTCTACTATAACCGCTTCATCCTCGGGCAGTGGATGG